GTGTGTGTGTGTGTGTGTGTGTGTGTGTGTGTTTGTGTTTAACGGCGTGATTGCGCACGCACGTCCCTTCCTCACTCGCGACGACAGCGAACTTCACGCC